TATACCAGGTAGAACCCCATGGACAGGAGAGTTAGGAGATCCAATCACAGTAATTAGTAACGGTCAAATTCAAACTGAAGAGGGATTTTCACTTATTACAGAAGATATAAATAAAGACTTTGCATCCTTATATCTATCTTCTAAGCAAAAACTTCCAATCACCCCGGGTAATCAGCTTACACAACCTTTAAGTGAGTACGATCAATCGCAAGCTATCTTAACTAGCGGTAGAGTAGTCTTAAACGCTAGAGACAATAACTTGATACTATCCACCCCGGCTGCCTTAGAAGCATCTGCAAGGACTGTAAGAGTTAGTGGTGAAAGCGATATTACAAACGAAGCTCCACGGATTAACTTAGGAGAGCAAGCTAATGAAAAGGTTATTCTAGGAGATACAATGCTAGCAGACCTAACAGCAGTATTAGTAGAACTAGTTAAACTATCTGCAGCTTTAGGAACCCTAGGAATACCAACAGTATCAGAGCCAGCTGCAGCATTCACAGAAAGAGCAACCAGGTTTATACTGGATGTTGAGAAAATGAAATCAAACAAAGTATTTGTACAGAAATGAGCCAGTTTGATTTACAGCCCTGTGACGGTAGACACCTTATACAAAAACTTAGTGACGAGGTTCTAAAAAATTTAGCACAAGTAAAACAAAAATCTTGTGATGAACTTGCTCAAGTTCTCACTGAGTTTGGAATAGAAGGAGTGAAACCTTGTGATCTTATTAGCGAAAGGTTCTTACGCTTGATTGCAAATAATCAAACTGATGAAGCAATTAACCTACTTTTAGGAGGGTTAAACCTACCACCTCACACTCTCAAACTACTAACACAGGGGTTTGATAAGCTGACTCCTGCAGAGCAGGCAGATGTAATTCTCTACATAGAAGCTTCTGGAGTTTCGCTACCTCCCCATACTGCTAAAATCTTACAAGCAGAAGGAGGAATTAGAAATGGATTAAACCAATTAACAGAGCAGGAGAGAGCAGAGTTCAATCAGTGGTTCGAAGATAGAGGAACAGCTTACACTGTAAGTTTCTTAACTCCTATCGTACTCTCTCAAGTTTCTCAAAAAATCAAATGTCCAACTGGGCAGACTCTACAAACTTTAATCTCCGTAGTTAGAACTATAAAGAAGTTTGTGAACAGTATTGCAACAAAGCTTCAGACTTTAACTAAAATAGTAAACTTAACTTCAGCTGCTATTAACGCTATAAGTCTAACTCTTACAGCATTAGAAGAATCTGCTAAAGCTTCTGAAGCAAGCGCTCTAGCTTCTGCTGCAACCCCAAGCGGTGCATCAGGAGTTTTCGCACTACTTACCGCTAAAGTTTACAGATTAGCTGACCGGATCAGGCCTGATATTCAAGGTCCTAGTAACCGCTACGGAGAAAGAGGTTTAGATGGATTAACTTGTCAGGCAGCTAAGACAATGACCTATATTACCATACAGGTTAACACTATCCAGGCTATTATCACAATCATCGACACTTTGCTACAATCCTGTAGTAAAGATCAGATAGATACAGGTAACTTTATACCGGTACAGTTATCACAAAGCGGAGATAATAATCTCGGCACCTACCAAGGATATCAAATCGAAGTACGTATTGACCCAAACTCACCCCCAGTAGCACCCCGCCGCTACGCAGTAGCTATCGACTCAATAGGAGTAATCGTGCTGGAGGGTAACAAGTCTTTCTCTAGCTCTAATGAACTTCTTATAGAAGAGCTTAAGTTAGCCATAGATCGACTAGTTAATTAAATCTATTTATTATTATGAAAGCTAGTGAATTTAAGAATCTAATTAAGGAAGCTGTAAGAGAAGCCATCAGGGAAGAGCTTTCCGAAATGAAAGCACCTACTGCTGTGCCCGCTCTAATGCAGACCGAAACTATACCACATTCTTCTAAACCAGAACCAGTACAGTTTTCGGGAGGAAATCCTCTCATGGAAGCCTTAAACATGACTAGCCGCTCTATGACTTCGGAAGATTACCGTAACATAGGTACAGCTACAGCTAACATGGCTGAGATGTTTAATAGAAGTGCTTTCATGCCCAAGCAAGCTATTAAGCCGATTTCTGAAGATCCAAGAGCGGTAGCACAAGCAGTAGCAGCAGCTCCTAAAGTAGGAATTGATCTTTCCCAGCTAAGCTTTGTTAATAAAGCAGCAGCTATCGTAAAGCAATCAGATAAGAAGAAAGAACCACATGGCGTTTAATATACAGAGAATTAATCCACTAGACCTTCAGCCGAGAAAAGCTGTAGGAGTTGCTTTACCTTTTCAAGGTAGAGCTGTTTTTAATTCTACGTATACCACTAAAGATGCTACTAAAGCTAATTTGATTAACTTTTTTCTTACCGCTCAATACGAAAGAGTATTTAATGTAAATTTTGGAGCAGGACTTAGAAATTTGCTATTTGAACAGATAACAGAAGATAGCTTACAAGCTATTAAAGATACTATACAGAGAGGGTTAGAACTATATTTTCCTCAAGTTATAACTAATAGTATGCAATTAACTGCCTTACCGGATAGTAATACTGTCTCTTTCGAGTTAAAGTACGCAGTTAGGGAAACTAACATTACAGATGAACTTGTAATCAATTTTGAACAATAATGGCACAGGAGAGAGATATAAAGTATGTAGGTAAGTCTTTTAGCGACTTTCGCCAACAGCTGGTAGATTACGCTAAAAATTACTTCCCAGACACTTACAATGATTTTTCTCCAACATCTCCTGGAATGATGTTTATGGAGATGGCTGCTTACGTAGGAGATGTTTTATCCTTCTACCAAGACGTACAGCTTCAAGAAACATTCTTACAGTACGCTCAAGAACCGGGTAATCTATACAACCTGGCTTATATGATGGGTTACCGCCCTAAGATTAGTACAGCTGCTACAGTTGACCTAGACGTATACCAGAGAATACCAGCTCAACTTGTAGGAGGGCAGTACGTACCTAATTACACCTACGCTTTAACAGTAAGTGAAAACGCAACACTTCAATCCACAACAGGTACTCCAGTTAAGTTCCTAATAGACAATAAGATTAATTTTGCATTCTCTAGCTCGTATGATCCGACAGAAGTCAGTGTATATGCTACATCAGGTAATACTATTACTGAATTTCTACTTAAGAAGAAGGCCAAAGCCATATCTGCCGAAATAAAAACAACCACAGTTACTGTAACATCCCCCGAAAAGTTTAAAACTATAACAATCCAAGATTCTAACATACTGGGAGTACTTGACATAGTGGATGCAAACGGAACAGGTAATAAGTGGTATGAAGTTCCGTACCTAGGACAAGATACAATTTTCCTAGAACAGAGTAACTCTGGTGGATCAGATTCCAATCTAGTACCCTACGTACTACAGCTTCAAAAAGTACCTAGAAGATTTATAACTAGATTCACACCTACAGGAGAACTACAAGTACAGTTTGGCGCTGGCACCACCGGAGGGTCGGATATAGTGATTACTCCCGATCCAACAAACGTCGGACTTGGAGATCAAATTATAGGGGTATCTAAAATAGATACTGCATACGATCCTTCAAACTTTATGTTTACAGGTACTTATGGATTAGCACCAGCAAACACGGTACTACGAATAAGGTACCTAGTAGGTGGAGGAGTTGAGGCAAATGTACCTTCTGATACTATAACAACTATCCTGAGCGCTACACGGACAGCTACAGTGTCTGGTTACGAGAATACTTTAACCTTTAATAACCCCGCTTCTGCAGTTGGAGGAAAAGATGGAGACACTTCTGATGAACTTCGTGAAAATAGCCTAAAAGCTTACGCTGAGCAATTAAGAGCTGTTACAAAAGAAGATTATATAATCCGTACCCTGTCGCTACCTTCTAAATTCGGATCTGTAGCTAAGGCATATATAGCTCAAGATCAATTAAGCTCTACTCAATCTATAACAGATAATATTGTGGATAGTAATCCCCTATCCCTATCTTTATACGTACTGGCCTACGATAATAATAAAAAACTTACTACAGCTTCTAATACTCTGCGCTCTAACCTAAAGGCATATCTCTCACAGTATAGAATGCTTACAGATGCTATTAACATAAAAGATGCATTTGTAGTTAATATTGGAGTGAAGTACGATATACTAGTACTTCCAAACTACACAGGTAGAGATGTACTCCTAGCATGTACGCAAGCACTGAAAGACTACTTTGCAGTTGAAAAGTGGTCAATCAACCAGCCTATAAACCTATCCACCCTTTACACCTTGCTGGATAGAGTGAAGGGAGTTCAAACAGTTCAAAATATTGAAATTGAAAATAAGGTAGGAGGAGTGTATTCACAGTATGCCTACGATGTAAAAGGAGCTACTAAGAACAATATTGTGTATCCCTCCTACGATCCATGCATCTTTGAAGTAAAATTCCCAGACACGGATATCATCGGTCGCGTAACTTCACTATAAGGTATTTATTATAAACTATGGCTATCTACAGAATTTTTCCCGATAAGACTGCAACTATCTACTCTAGGTACCCTCTTTTTAGTACAGGCTTAGATGAAATTATGGAGGTAGATTCTTACTACGTAGGTAGCACAAGTTACGTAGCAAGAGCACTCATAGCATTCAACACCGAAGAGCAAAAAAATCTCATTCAAGGTGAGATCTCTGCCTCTTTAGCAACAAAAGGTTTAAACTTTCTTAATTTTTCTGCATCATTAAGAGCTTATCTGGCAGACGGAACTGAAGCACCAGTAGAGTATAAAGTAGAAGCATTACCACTCTATGACGACTGGTCAAGAGGAACAGGTAAGTTTGGAGATTTGCCGGCATCAACCGACGGAGTCAACTGGATTTACGCAAATCCTTCTGAAGCATGGACAACTCCCCCACCTGTTAATACAACTGCTTCGTATACAGGAAGTGTAGATGTTGCAGGTGGACTTTGGTATACTGGCTCTAGAGGTATTAACTTACAGCATTCACAAACTCATACTGTTAGCTCTACACACGACCTCAACATAGACGTTTCCGATAGTGTTAAACTACATTACTCTCATTCTATTGGACAGACTCTATACGGTTTGAGTAATAACGGATTTTTACTAAAACTAACAGGAAGTCTAGAATTCCAAACTAACAGAAACATCTTCCTGAAGTACTTCTCTGCTAATACTCATACAATATATCCCCCGAGCTTAGAGTTTAAGTGGGACGACTACACTAGAAGTACTTCTTTAACTGAAATTACAAATGATAATGTTGTAATAACACTTAGCAATAATAAAGGAAGCTATACCGACGAAGGCAAACAACGATTCAGATTAAATACCAGGCCTAAATACCCTACTAGAACATTTGCCACTAGCTCTACCTACCTTACTAACTATGTTCTACCTGCTACCTCGTACTGGGGACTTAGAGATGAAAACACAGAAGAGATGGTAATAGACTTTGATACAACCTATACTAAAATCAGTGCAGATAGTACCGGTAACTACTTTGATGTATATATGAACGGAATTCAACCTGAACGCCACTATAGGGTATTAATAAAAACAGAGATTGACGGTACAACTACCGTGCACGACGGATCAAATACCTTCAAAGTTGTACGAAATGGCTGAAGAAGTTAAACTACAGAAAACAGTCTACGATCCTGTTAAATTTAGACAGGTTGTAGATACTTCATTTAAGACATTTGCAAAACTAGTACCTGTAGCAGATACAGATACAGTAGAAGAACTTTTTAGACTATATAATAAGCTTTATCTCAGAATTCCAATCGAAGGAGATACAAACTCTCACCAGTACCTAGTTACTGAGAGTTCTAGACTATATTCACAACAGGTTCAATCAGTCGACGTACAACCCCTTCTTGATGAAATCACACAGCTTAGACAGCAACTACTCTCAGCCAATCAGGAAATATTAGCACTTACAGTACAACAAGGTAAATAATGGCTACAGTTCAATACAACGTAATACCAGCGAACACTACGGACTTGGGAGTTGAGACTTATTCAACTTCTGATTCTAATCTAGTGAATTCTTTTGCAATCAACTCTAATTACAACGTTGATCAACACTTCATTGAACTACACGCATACTCTGTAGCAGGTGAACTTCTTACATCGGTATATAATTATCAGAACGAGAAACAACTACTAAACTCGGCAGGTGCCGGCCAAGAAGGAGCTAGTACTCTTTACATAGATCCGGTTTTAGATGCAAACAGCTTAGGGTATACTCAAGGAGGTATAACTCTTCTATACCACTTCTTGAAACCTGTTATTGAAACCTCTCTCTATATTTCTGATATATCACCGGATAGGTTAGAACTTAGAACAAAGGGAGTAGAGGTTTCTCCTGCTCTTTTGCAAGCTTTATCACAATACAGAGATCAGCTTCAAGCTAATTCATACTTTACAGAATTTAGATTAAACTTTAAAGGGAATGATCTCTTTATAGGAGTAAATCTTGACATTGAGACAGATGGTAGCGTACTAATTAAACTGTATGAACCTCTACCGGATAATATTGCCCTTAAAAGCACCTTCACTCTAGTTGAATTAGCAGCAGATAGTGTATCCTACCAGGTAGAAGCAACCTTCACCCCAGAGCTAGAACAACCGGTTTTCCTCAAAGGACCGAACTTTACTCTTGAGAACAGAGAACAGAACGTACTAAATACCGGGTATCTTAATTATACTGAGCTCTTCTCCTATCCGGTTACAGGCAGCTATCACAAGCTACTACTACAAGCTAGCCAGAGTGGTATACAAGTCAGCGTAGACTATTCAGATTACGCAAACTTTGTGCACTTTTCATCAGCTCAAGAAAGACTGGAGAACTTTAAGTATAAACTTGGACTAGTACAGTACTACGAAAGTAAGTCTCTGTCTATTAAAAGTACACTAGCAGTAAGCGCTTCTGCAGCAGTAAGTGAAAGTAGCATCTACTATGACAACTTAGTAAGCGGTATTATTGAGAAATTTGATGGGTACGAGCAGTACCTATACTTCGAAAGTACAAGCTTTGCTTGGCCTAAATCGAATACCCTGCCTCCCTACATAAACCTTACAGGCTCAAACGCCACAGTAACTACCTGGTACAATACTCAACTTACATCAGCTTCCCTGTACGATGAACTGAATCAAAGTAACCTGGTGTATACCATTCCAGAGTTTATTCGCCAGGATCAAGCTAACGCTCCTTACTCGCTGTTCCTAAATATGATAGGTCAGCACTTTGATAATATCTGGATTTACGCTAAAGCTGTTACCGATAAGTACAATGCTGATAACAGGCTTGATTACGGAATCTCTAAAGACCTGGTTGGGGAAGCTTTAAGAAGTTTTGGAGTAAAACTCTACTCTTCTAATTTCTCAGTTGCATCTCTTTCTTCTCTACTTCTAGGAGAGTGGTACGATAGTGGATCAGAACAGATTACTTCTTTTGTAACTGCTTCTAATTCACCTACCCCGGATAAAGACATTATCCAGGAAACCTATAAAAGACTCTACCACAACCTACCTTACCTTATTAAGACAAAAGGTACCGAGAGAGGATTAAGAGCTCTTATTAACTGTTTCGGTATTCCATCTGGATCACTAGAGATTAGAGAGTTTGGAGGACTTAATAGAGAATCCTTACCGTACTTAAGTGCGACAACAGGTTCTGTTAACAAAATTAGATTAACAAATACCGGCAGTATAGTACCCGGCAGTACTCTATCTCAATACGTATCTATTCAAAACCCGGGTGAAGACTTTACTCAAGATCTCCACACTGTAGAGGTAGGATTTTCCCCGACGTACTACATAGACAAGTACATTGTGGATAATATCACAGGTAGTTTCAATATAGATAACTACATTGGAGATCCTAGAACTGCTCACGATACTACCTACACAGCTCTACAGCCATTCGCTTCTTCAAGCCTTGGAAACTTATCGAGATACGATATGTTTGACTTTATCAGACTTATCAAATTCTTCGATAACCAAGTCTTTAAGATGGTTAAAGATTTTGTACCTGCTAGAGCAAACGCAACAACAGGTATAATCATTAAGCCTCATATTCTAGAGAGAGGAAAGATTAAACAACCTCTAGTATCCTTCACTCAACCAGAGTATACTGGATCTATTGATACTGCGTTTATTGAAGGAGGAGATGGAGATGTAATTGCTAATCTCTCCACTGCATACACAGCCAGCACAAAAGGTCTAGCAGGTACAGTAGTTGAAGTAAAAACAACCGGAGTAGAGAAGTTCAATGGAGAACTTGGCGGATCGGTTATAGATGTAGTAACTGGAGAGCTTAATGATGAGAACCCGTTTAAACAAGAAGAACATCCCAACATTGTATACACCCTAACTGAGTACCTATCAATAAACACACCAGGAGCGGGCTTTGATGAGATAGACGAGACAACATTTCTGAATCAGCTTATTTCTGTAGGTAATATGCAATTTTTCTGGGCTTATAATAGCAAAGGAACCTATAATTACCTAAAGTATATTCGCTTTAGAAACACCCTAGCAGGAGGTATAAATGTATATGAAACAGTACAGGAACTTCAAGCTATAAAAATTGCAGGAGTTGAATATTCATTTATAAATAAGACTGTAAATACTCAGCTAACCCTACTTGAACTACCAGACCCAGGCACCGGCTCAGCATTTAATCCTGCAGCTTATCCAACAACCCCCCCGACATCTGTACAGGTAATTTTTTCCCCATACCTTCCAGAAAGATTCGAAGTATCAGACTATAACCCTCTCTTAAACAACGCCACAGCAGTAGCTAACTCAGCTAAACTCAGAAAAGTAGACTACTCTAACGGAATATTAGTAGCTTCCAATATAGAAAGTTTAAGAAATAATACTGCTGATCTAGCCGATGTTCAAGAGTATCTGTATAGCAGTAACGGAATAGTTAGCGGACATTACATAGGTAAGCAACTAACAGGAGAGCAGTTTAACGTATATAATAAGGCAACCGATAAATCTTACGGAAATACCCCTGTTGTAGAACAAACAGTAACATACTTCGGTACATTTAATCAGATGTCTGCAACACCGGTACTAAGTAATGCAGTAGAGTTAACAGTGCCCTACGTAACTTTTCAAGACGGAGAAGTATACTCATCTAATACTAACCCGGACGTAAAAAAAGACATTCCTTATATCTTCACAGAAGATAAAATAGCTACTGTATCCTTTAAAACTAACACTTCTGGTTCTAGAAAAGTATTAGCTTTAAACGGAGACTACAGAATCAAAAAAGGAGGAAAGAGAGTTGAACCGGTTCTAGCAACTCAGAGTGGATCATTTACTTCCGTAGGAGAGCTAGTCACTACAAGTAGCAGTTTTTACAATACAATCTACTTTGGGGAGGATACGGGTATTGGAGAATATAGATTACAGGGAGTAGCTTCAGGTTCTCAAAACCGAGCAACACAGGTAACCAACAGCTCTACTCTAAATATATACTTTGCAACTCAAAGTGCTGCAAGTACTCTAGCAAAGTGGGATGTAGCCGACAGTGCCTACAGCCTACCATCAGTACAGGCAAACACAAGTATTAAATACGATACTGATCTATACTTTGAATTTGATAGAGATGGAACAGGTTGGACTAACACTATTTCTGTTGATGCCATCTTAGAGTCATATAACGGAACCTCCTGGACAACCTTAGACACCAAAACTATTAAACCTACCTGGAACAGGTACGGGGTAAAACATGAACAACCAGCAGGTATCGACATAGTAGGTCATTACAAAACATCTGTAGGTATTGTAAAAGTATTTGTAAGGGTATCTATGAGCACTGGATTTATTCCATTTGGAGCAAGCGGAACAACACATAAGATTCGCGCAAAAGTTACAAACAACTCCAGCGGTAACGATGATGTATACCTACTTGACTATATTAATGGAAAAAGACTGGGTAATAAGTTTACTGTAGAGTTTAGAAATGAAAGTCGGACTGCTGATACTAATGGAGAGATTAGAGTTATATTTGGTCCTAAATTTCAAACACTTCCTTTCAATTTAAAATCAAATTTTAGAGTAGATCAAGAAGTAAAACCGCAGGGTGCAGTAATATTTCCATCTACTGCTACAATTGCTCCGTTTGCCCAATCGATCTACCATCCCACCTCAAGTGTTGGAACAAGTATAACTAGTGGGCCTCTAAATCCATACATCTGGGTGTCTGCTAGCTTAACAGAAAATTTCGGAGCGTTCCAAACCTCCGATC